CAAGAAAAATAACCCCCAAACAGCATATAAATAGCACCCAAATAGCACCCAAATAGCAAGGGAAACGGCTTTTTCAGCAAAAACCGGGTGTAAGATTCAGCCTAAATTTAATTTTGTTCAATTTTTTATCATCAATCAAAGGTATGAAAGAATGAAATAAATGGCCGGAATCACACTTGCACAGGCGGAAGCACAATTAGCCTATTGGCTGACGGCCGATGCGTCAGTCAGTACGGGTCAGGCTGTTCAAAAAGGGGATAAGAGCCTGACAAACGTCAGTGCTAAGTCCGTCCGCGAAAATATCACGTATTGGGACGCCCAGGTAAAACGCCTTTCACGCGGCGGCATCCGGATTTCCGGAGGCACTCCGACATGAAAGAGGTCATCCACAAAACAAAAATTACCGTTGAACAAAACAGGCTTGATAAGGTGATTTCTTTTTTCTCCCCGGTCCGTGCCAAAAACCGTTTAAAAGCCCGCGTATCCATGGCGCTTTTCAATGCGTATGACGGAGCCAGCAAATCAAGACGGGCCTTAAAAGAGTTTAACCCATTCGGCGGCGATGCCGACAGCGACACGTTGACCGATCTTCCGTCCCTCCGGGAACGGTCCAGGGATCTTGTCCGGAACAACCCCCTTGCAACCGGAGCGATTAAAACCAAAATCACGAATGTGGTGGGCACCGGATTACGCCTTCAATCCAGAATTGACCGGGATGTCATCAATATATCTGATGATCAGGCGGACGCGTGGGAATCAAAAACGGAAAGAGAGTGGCGGCTCTTCTGGAATTCTAAAGATTGCGACGTGGCCCGGACGCTCAACGGCCTCAGCATTACCCGAATGGTCTACCGGCAAGAAAAAGAAAATGGGGACGTATTTATTTTGCTGCCGAAAATAACCCGCGAGGGAATGCCGTATGATCTGAAATTACAGGTCGTTGAGGCTGACCGGGTTTGTAATAAAGATAACGGGTCCGACACGGAAACGCTGTCCGGGGGTATTGTAAAAGACGAATACGGCGCCCCGGTCAAGTATCAAATCTTGAAGCACCACCCGGGCAATCTTCTTTTAATGAGTCAAGCCGAATGGGATGAAATTGAAGCCTTCGGGGAAAAAACCGGGCTCAGAAACATCATTCATTTTTACAACCCGACGCGGCCCGGTCAAAGTCGCGGCATCCCGGATCTTGCACCGGTTATCGAGAGCCTGAAACAGTTGGGCAGATATACCGAAGCCGAAATCATGGCGGCGGTTATTTCGGCGTACTTTACCGTTTTTGTCGAAACCGACGGCGGCGACGGTGACGACTTTGATTATACGAAGCTTGGCGACGAAGTAGGCCACGAATCATCTGACAAAGACAAAAAGCTCGGTCCTGGGTTGATCGTTGGACTCGGGAAGGGCGAAAAAATCCACGACAGCAACCCAGGACGTCCCAACCAAGCGTTTGATCAATTTGTTTTGTCTGTGCTCCGCCAGATCGGCGTGGCATTAGAGCTTCCGTTCGAAATCCTAATCAAGCACTTTACGGCGTCGTATTCAGCAGCCAGGGCAGCACTTTTAGAGCTTTGGAAATTCGTTATGTCCGAACGCAAGCATCTGGTGGACAACTTCCTGAAAATCGTTTTTGAAATCTGGATGTATGAAGCCGTTGCCAATGGGCGAATTGCCGCTCCCGGGTTTTTTACAGATCCGGCAATAAGGGCGGCTTATCTTGGCTGTGATTTTATCGGTCCGTCGAAAGGCCAAATTAACGAACTGAATGAAGTCAAGGCCGCCGGCGAACGCGTGGACCTGGGACTTTCCGATCTTGCGAGAGAAACGGCGGAACTGACCGGGGAGGATTGGGAAACGACTCATAAACAGCAAGTAAAAGAACACAAAAAGCGGCTTGACGACGGGCTTATCCAGCCGCCGGAACCGCCAGGGGTGAAAGCAAATGGGAAATGAGATCGACATAAAAACCGCAAAATGTACCGGCTTGTCAATGATGGCCCCGGTTCAATTCGGGGAAGAGGGCGACAAGAAAGCCGATTTCGTCATTGAAGCATACACCGGCCAGGCCGTGGACCGATGGTGGGGTAAACTTTCCATCGCGGTTGACGGAATAAAGGCAAAAAACAAAATCCCGATTTTCCGAGGGCACGAGCAAAGCAGCGTAGTCGGGTTTTCTAACAAAACATGGAAAGACGGCAGCTTTTTTGTTTCCGGTAAATTTTCGACGGTGACTCAACACGCAAAAGAAGTCAAGGAGCTGGCGGCGGAGGGCTTCCCGTGGCAGGCGTCAATCGGGGTCAGGCCGCTTAAAATCCTGGAAATAGAACGGGGCGCCACTCATGAAGTTAATGGGAAAAAACTGAAAGGGCCGGGGGAGGTATGGCTTGAATCAGAAGTCTTTGAGACCTCTTTTGTGCCACTGGGGGCCGATGATGATACGTCCATATCGATTTTTTCAAAGATTGAAGAGGTCGAAAACCCAAAACCCGCCGGGAAGCCGGCAAAGAAAAAGGAGATCGAACCGATGGAAATAACACTGGCAATGATCGAAGCCGATCATTCCGATATCGCCAAGGCCCTGATGGATGAGGGAAAGGTGCTCGGGGTGGCGGAAGGAGTGCAGGCAGAAACCGCCCGCGTAAGAGCCGTGATGGAAATGGCGATGCCGGGCCATGACATGCTTTTACTGGAATGTATGCTGGACGGCAAAACTACTGGCCCGGAAGCGGCGATTCGTATCCTTCAGGCAGAGCGGGCAATCCGCGACGGCGCACGGGCTAACCTTGTAGCCGACGGCGTGAAACCCGTGCCCACAGGAGCCCCGGCGGACATCGAAACCGGCGAACTTGATCAAAGCTTGCCGATTGAAGATTTGGCCAAAGCGGAATGGGAAAAAGACAAGGGCCTCAAGACCGAATTTAACAACGACTATGCTGCTTACCTGGCCTTCCGAATCGCAGAGCACGGCGGCCATGTGAAGTTTCTGACAAATAAGAAGGGAGGTAAATAATGACGACTTTAGCAGTTGACACACCCAGGGATTATGAGCTCGGGGACCGAAATGAATTCCCGGTAATTGCTGCGGAAATTATTTATGAAGGGTCCGCCGTGGGGATCGTGCTGGCATCTGGTCACGCGCAGCCGCTGACAAGCTCCGACCAGTTTGTCGGGTTCGCGGAAAAAAAGGTGGACAATTCCGCCGGTGACGCGGCCGCACTTAACGTTCGGGTGAAGAGATCCGGCGCCCTCAAACTGGCCGTGACCGGTGCAGTGATCACCGATGTCGGGTGTGCTGTCTACGCCCAGGATGACAACGCGTTTTCATTTGTTCCCACCAGCGGAATTTTTATCGGCTTTCTCCGGCGATATGTTTCATCCGGATACGCGATAGTCGAATTCGATGTCGATAATTACGGAGATCCCTTTGCCGGGTATGTTTCGGAGACAGTGACAGCCGACAAAACCCTGGATAACGCGGACACGGGTAAAATCATCTGTTGTGCAACGGATGCCAAGGCTATCACATTGCCGGCAGTAGCGGGCATGTCCTTTATCGTGATGTACACCGGAGCCTATGGTGTGGCCGGGATCAATGTTGCCCCAAACGCCAACGACTTGATGATCTACAAAGACAGCTCTGGAACGGTCAACCACGGCCTTGACAACACAAAGGCCACGGCGCAGCGCCAGGACTTTCTTGAAATCGAATATGGCGACGCAAACGGGTGGATTGTCCGCAGGTCACGCGGAACCTGGGCCGACAAAGATAACTCGTAAACTGACATTTTGAAAAAGGAGAAAGGATAATGGATAAAATAACACAACGTCAAGTCGTCGGGGAGTTTTATAAAACCCTGACCCAGGACCCAGGAACGGCGTGGATCAATCAGGTATCCAACTATTTCACGTCGGATCAGGCGTCCGAAGAGTACGCATGGCTGGGGATGTCGCCACAGATGCGGGAATGGATCGGCGGAAGAAACGCGAAGGGACTGACGGAAAACAGCCTGACAATCAAAAATGTGCATTATGAGGCCACCCTCGAATTTTTACTTCGGGACCTCAATCGGGACAAGACCCCCCAGGCCATGACCAGGATTCGGGAACTTGCCAGGCGGACTAACTCCCATTGGGCGGGACTACTGAGCACGCTCATTGAGAATGGCGAATCAACGGCCTGTTACGATGATCAATACTTTTTTGACACCGACCACAGTGAGGGTGACAGCGGCACCCAAAGCAATGACCTGGCCATCAACATTTCAGCACTACCGGCGGCGAACCATGGCAGCACCACCGCCCCGAGTGTGGAAGAAATGCAGCTTTCCATATTCCAGACTATCATGGCAATAGCCGGGTTTAAAGACAACCAGGGCGAACCGATGAACGAAGACGCAACGAGCTTTGTCGTGTTAGTCCCGATGACGTTTTATCAGGCAGCGCTGCAGGCCGTATTAACGCCCCGTCAGGTGGGAGAAAGCCAGACCGCATTTTCAGAGTTAAAGAAAAAGTTCTCCATCGATGTTCATCCGAATCCACGGTCAAGCTGGACCACGAAGTTTGCCACATTCCGGACGGATTCGGAAGTTAAACCCTTGATCCGCCAGGAAGAGCAAGCCGTGAGCCTGAAAGTCAAGGGCGCTGGGTCCGAGTATGAATTCGACAACGACGCCCATCAGTACGGCGTGGATGCATGGCGGAATGTTGGATATGGCTATTGGCAGATGGCCTGCATTGCTACATTCTCATAAAAAAGGGGGTATGGCTTGTTAAAAACATATGAAACCACCGGCGTAGTGACAATCAACGCCGGCTACATAGGCTTGACGGAAGAGCAGGCGGCGCCCAGGGCGAAAAACCTGGAAAAGCGCAAAAAGCTGTTTGAAATAATTTCCCCGGTGCAGTTTAAGGCCGGGGAAATTATCAGGCTGGAAAAACCTGATAAAATCCTTTTGTCACAAATGGTAGAAGTCGGAAAAGCCAATGACGTGGGCTGAAGCTCTGGAAAAGCTTGATACCGCTGTTTTCGGGACCTTTGGGGAAACCGTAACATACGGCGGCGTGTCTATAACTGCTGATGTTAATATCAGTGACGAACACGACGATGGCCATACCTCAGACGCCACCGGAAAGTTCGGCGTTATTGAGGTTTTAAAAACTGACGTTGCGAGCCCGGCATACCGTGACCCTGTAATTATTTCAGGCGTCACGTGGTATGTGGGGAGCCCGGCGGTTAAAAAAGACAACATAACATCCTGGTGGCTTTACATCTACACCGACGAACG